GTTTTTAAACATTGTTGTTCCAATAATTTCTCTTTTGATTACTGTTTCGTTTTCAGTGTAAACATCGGGGTCTAATTCATAAATAATTCCAGTTTGAAAATCGCCAACCAAGTTTTTACCCGCAAAATAAGCGTGGCAATTGGCTCGCCACCTTCCGTCAATACCTGAATTATTAACACTTTCTCTTTCGTGCCAGAGTTCAGTTGTAATGTCGTATTCCCAAGTTTTGTTTGCACTCGGAAAGGTTAGGCAATAAAATTTATGTCCATCCTGAACATAACTAAAACCAATTGCATCATCAATTATTGTGTAATTTTCTATTTCTTGCGAAATTGGAAAAGTTGAGATTGGCTTTAATTGATAACCAATAGTTTGATAAACAATTCTATCATTTCCTAAAAAGAAAAATGAATTGTCCATTGTGGCAATTGAATATTTTGAAGCGGAGCCTTTTTCAATATAAACACCTTCTTTTCTTTGAAATAAAGGATTTCCTGATCCAGTATTATAATATACTTGAATTATATCTTCTTTAAAAAACCAAAGTTCTAAATTGTTTTGATAAACTCTGACAATCTTGGAAGAATTAGCCTCTACAGTTGCGGCGTTTAAAGCGTTCCAATTTTGAGTAGCATTCACATTAGACCATTGAAATTCATTTGAATCTATTAAGGCAGATACAGTAAAGCCGTCAAGTGTTGTTATTGAGCCAGAGTTGTTAAAATCACTATCTGTAATCTGAGTTAATGAGTTTGCTGTTGCTGTGCAATAATAAGTAATTCCGTTTAGAAGTTGAATTGTAACTTGATCGCCGTTGTCAGTCATTATTACACGACCAATTTCAGAAGTAATTTCTCCTAAAAGAGTCTTTGTCTTAGTTGAGTCTATTTTGTAAACTTTATTACCAATCACCACATAAAGATTTTCGCCCATCACGCGCATTCCATAAACAGGCAAAGAAACCCCTGTATCTTCCCAAACATTAAGTCCAGCAGTTCCTAAAATTATATTTGGAAAAGGGCTCGTTTGAGGGGTTATTTCAGCATAACAATTTAACATTCTTTCTGCCGAAATTAAGCCGCTTTTTGCCTTATATGAATTTATTCCAAAATGGATTGGTTGCAACATTATTAATACAAATTATAGGTTGGCACAAAATAAATTGAATCTTCTCTATCATAGCCTTTTAAATTACGAAGCATTTCATCGGCAGTTCTTTTAATTAATTCTGCCTTTGTTTTATCAATTCCGTAATCATAACTTAAGCGAGAAGCTAAGCCAAAAGCTAAAGTTTCAGCCCATTCAATTGGAAAATCTGGATTATCATTCCCGCTTGTAAAATCAAAAAACATCTTCTGAAATGTAAATTTAATTGTGTTGGTTGCGTCATCAGGGGCTTGGTATAAATAAAAAATACCAGAACTTAATTGCTTATCATAATAAAATTGAGTTGGTTGACCTGAAACTGTTTTTTGAGCAAGATTAAAATAATCATTTCTAGCAAGTTCATTTAAAGGAGTGTCATAATTTGAAGAATCTCTCCTTCTTGCTGATGGTATTGCTTCGGGGCGTGTAATTTTAGTTTGGTAAACATAAACAGTTGCTTTATTTGATACATTATCAGTTAAAGCGTCAGTTAAATTAATTGTTGTTCCTGCTACACTTGCAACAGTTGTCCAAAAAATATTGCCGTCATCTTTCATTACGCCAACATAATAGCCAGCAGTAAAACCAGTTGCACTAGTCACGACTATTGCTGTTGCTCCACTTGAAGCTGATGCACTTGTTGTTGTTTGGGTAAATGATTCGGTCGCATTGGCAGTTGAACCGTCTAAGACATAACTTTCTTGTCCAACAGTTAAAAACAAAGTTCCTTCTGCATATTTCCAAAGATAAACACCTTCACTTTTTAAGCCTTTTACAAACAAGTTTAATGCATCAGAAGCTTCGTTCACTTCTTCAGCAGTTAAAGCTCTTCCGCGTGTTTTAACGCCAAGAATTGACAAGGCTCTATTGATTATGTCATTTCTTGTTTGTGAAAATGTATTGGTTCCGCTTACTGCCATATTTATGAAAAATCAATGTTAATGTTGTTTAATTCTTCTAAAGTCGTGCAAGCTTCAATATTAACTTGTAAACTTCTTGCTAAAACTCTTTTTTCTGCAACACCTTCTTTTAAAGGATCATTAGATGTTGGGTCGGATAATCTGATAACTTGCCAATCGGTGCTTATAAGATAGGCTTTGCATTGAGCTATTTTTGAGGCTTTGGCTTCTTGCAATTGAACATCAAGAGGCTTTACATATTCTTGATAAACTCCATTAACCACACACATTTGCTTTTTTAAAGCTTCTTGATGTTTTTCGTCAGAAATTTCTATGTAAGGCTCAGGAATTGATGCGTAATTAATAACGTCAGGATAATATCCTTTTACTAAAGTTGTTTCTGTGTCGTAATTTACCTTAACCATAATTTTTAATTTTTAATTGTTAATATCCTATTGCAACCCAAGCAATATTACTAGATTGTCCAGTGCCATTAATATCGCCTGTTTGAATTGTAAATTGAGATGTCGATATAAAATCACCATTAGAAGTTTGAAAAGTGCCTACCGCAGTAGCTTTGACTGTAGTTTGAAAATTTAAACAAGCTGTCGGGAAAGTTATAGGAAATGTTCCTGTCCTTGTTGAACTCCCACTGCTTGTGCCCCACTGAATAATTAAACCATTTGGTAAATAAGTATAGCCATTAGTAGCTTTAGAATTAACGAAATTATTAAATGAACTGGAGACAACTATCCAATAAGCAACAGTTGAGTTGTAGCGCAACATCACAAAATCAGTTGTAATATCTAAGGTAATATTTCTATTGGCATCGTTATTATTTTGAGGATTAAAAATATTGCCAGTAGCGTGCTTTAAAACAATATTTCTAGCATCAGCGGTGCTTTTAATAAAAATAATCTGCCCATCTTGCCCACCATTAATAGTATCTAAATCATCAGTTGAGGTGCTACCTTCGGTATCAATTACATAAGAGCTTGAATTGTTGGTTAAAGTAACAACGCCAGTTGCGATTGTTAATGCAGTATCTGAGCCAGATAGCATCGGTAATGAGTTCGGATTCAAACAAACAATATCAACGCCATCATTTATGCAGAAATATCTTTGACTTGCTCTTAAATCATTTGCTTTTAATGCCGTTTTAGTGCCTTGCTGAGTGTATTTCTTCCAATTAAAAGCAGAAAGTCCGTCAATTGCTAAAGTTGGAGATGCACCACAATCAACATGAACTTGCACAACAAAAGTCTGAGTGTTGTCATAAGAACTGATTGTTGGGTTTGCAATTAAAGTATAGGCTGTTGACGTTCCAGCGGTTAATCCCCAATAAGAAGTAGGGCGCACATCAAAATCATTAAGAGAGATTGCGGAAGCGGTTGCTCCAACTGGGTCAACTGTTTCAATGGTATTATCCAAAGAATCTTTAACAATCAATTTTAATTGAGATAAATCAGAATACCAAATTTCAGGAAAACGACCATTAGCATCTGATAAAACTGGATTGGTATTTGCAACAGTTAAACCAGCATTTTGATAAGTTGTAACGGGCGTTGTCGTTCCAGTTTGATAAAAATAATATTTATATCCTACTCCAACAGCTCCTGCGTTGGTAAATATTCTTGCAATTGGTTCAATAAATCTTTGTGCCATAATTATTGTCTGTAAAATTGTTGTTTAATTTTTTGAACTTCTTGTTCAGTATTGATACCTTGCATCGATACTGGTTCTTCTGCGTTAGAATCATCAATACCAAAATCTAAAGTATTTGCAGCCACTATCCCAGAAAATTTATCTAATTGTTTTAAATCCGTAACTGCTTGAGAAACAAAAGGTTTTTGCTCCTTAGACGCTTTATATATAATATTTATAAGATATTTAATTGAAGCATTTTTATTGGTAATAATCTTAGCAATTTCTTTAGCATTTTCAGGATTTAAACCTCTATAATTTTTTACTAAAAATTGTTCACCAGCTTTTGTTGCGTTTGTTATGGCTGCATATTTACCATAGTTACTTGTAGCATAAGAAATTAAGCCATTAAAAGCTCTTAAAATAAAATTTGTGCTTTCTTCTTGAGTGCTTGGTTTATCTAACCTTAAAGATTTAATAGCCTTATTAAACAAAGCTTCTTTATTAATATTGTCAATAAATTCTCTATAATCTTTTTCTCCTAAAAAAGTTTTTAACTGATCTCTTTTAAATTTATTTTCAATTATCTTTTTTACTTGAATTTCGGTTGGTATATTAGAGCTATCAAATTTTATTAATTGCTCTACATTTTTAACAATTGTATCTTTTGCCCCAACTTTTACATCGTCTAAAATATCTTGTCTTTTTAAACCAGATTTAAAAGTAAATTCATTTATTTTTTTTATTATTTCAGAAGGCTCATATTTTGAAAATTCTTTTCCAAATTCAACGGCATCTTTTTTTATTGCCAAAGGTCTAAAAACATTATCGGCTTCTTTATATACTGGCGATACTTTATATATTAAATTATTAATTTTTTCTCTTAATTTAGTATTATCAGCTATTGTATCTTTATCTATTGCTTTACCAAATGAGTCATATTGTTTAGAAATGTCAGCATCAATTCTTTTTCTAATTTTATGAAGCATTGCAATGGAATCTTCAGGAATATCATCATCTAATGTTTTTCTAGCTTCAATTTTAAATTTAGTATAAATTTTATTATTTTCTAACTCGTCAAATTGTTTAGCTAATTCTATTGATTTTGGCAACATTTGATTAAGATTAGTAATTTCTTTTCTAACATTAACTATTTTGCCACCTTCTTCAATTTTAGTCGTTTGTTTTCTTAAAGTGTTTTGAAATTCTTCAATTCCTTTTTTAGACAAATCTCGTTTATCATAGGATGATCCAGCTTTTATTCCAGCTACGCCAGTTTTAACAGTTTGTGGAGTTATTTTTTTTAGTTTATTAATAGCGTCTATATTTATTCCTAAAGAATCTGTTTCATTTAAAAATTCTTTAGCTTCATTGTATTTTTTGCTATCTTCAGAAAAAGTTGTTGCTCTATTACCTGTTGTTTTGTTTTTTAATTCTTTTTTAATAAAATCTAAAATTTCATTTACTCTAGGTTTTTCTTTAAAATAGCCAGCTTCCCAAAGTTTTTCTCCAATTTTATCAATATCAGCTCCTTTAGTTCCTTCTTTTCTCAATAAACCTGGTAAAGTTTTATTTGTAATTCCTAAAGAAGCTAATTCTCCTTGATAATCGGCAATGCCTCCTAAATCTTTTATGAATTGCAAAGGGTTTTTTGGAGCGTATTTTTTTAAATCTTGTATAGCAGTTTTATATCTATCAGCAATATTAAATAATTCTTCTTTGCTAGAGCCTTCAAAACTACCTTGAGCTTGTTTAAATAATTCTTTTTCTTCTTTAGAAACTAAAGGTTTTTCAATATCCCTAAACTTACTTTGAAGATTATATTTATTAATAAAATCAGTTTTAGTTTTTGTTGAAGAATCGGTTTTAAAACTTTTTACACCTTCGGAAACTGTCGTAGTTTGTGGAGAAGTAGTTGTTTTAACTTCTTTAAATTCAAATTTAGGCACCATTGTTCTATCAGCTTCCGCTTCTGCGTATAAAGGAGAAGCTAAAGATTTTTGCGTGTCACTAATTTGTTTGGTGTAATCATCAGCATTGTCTATTTTAGAAATAATTTTTAAGTCATTATTTATCCTAGTAAAAGCTTCTTTATTTCTTCCTTCTGTAAAATCTTTAACTATTTCTCTTGCTTGCGGATATTTCGAAACAACACTTCTTGCAAAAGTTTTAAATTCGGGATTTTGAATATCAACTGCCGTCAAAGGTTTATCGCTAGGCTTGTCTAACAATTCTTTTAAAGCTAATTTTGCAGATTCTGGGTCTATTGCTTTTGCACCAACTTCTTCGGCAGTATCTTTTGTAAATAAATTTTTAACATAAGAAGTGCTTTGTTTAGCTTTTGAAGAAATATTTTGAGCTCCTGAAACAACATAAGGAGCAACTTTTTGGACTGCTGTTCCTACAACAGGAGAAACAACTGCACCAACTGCCGCATAACCTAATCTTTTGCCAACACTTGAATCTTCCATTAATTCAGAACCGCCAGCTAATCCACCACCAACAGCCATACCAACTTTACTTGCTCCACCAACTCCAAGAAAAGGGGCAACTTTACCAGCAAATCTTCCTGTTTTATATGCCAAGCCTTCTTGTTCTGTTGCTTTTGAATCTTGAGCTGCCTTTTCTCCTAAAATACCAGAAATATCTTGGGAAGTAAGGTTTTCAATTTCATTTTTTAGATCAGGGCGAATTTTGCTTAATATTGCTTTTGCTCCTGAAAAATCAGCTCCAAAATCAGCAGCAGTTTGATAAATACCTAACCCAACCTCTTCTAAACCTTTTATTGCACCTCTTTTTAGATTAGAAGGAGTCTCAATTATGCCAGTCATTGAAGGATAATCTTGTCTAGCTTTTTCTAATTTAGCTCTTTCAGAAGTTCTTGCTTCTCTGTAAAGGTCGCCAATATCTATGTTTTGAGTAGCTTGACCACCAAATAATTTTGCAACACCAGCGGAAATTCCTGCTTTAATTTCATCACCAAAACCAAAAGGGTTAGTTGCGGTTGTAAAAGCAGCTTCTCCCATTGACATTTTTGGTGTAAGCCATTTTTCATCACCAGTAAGATAACCTGAGTTTAATAACTTTTGTTCTATTTGCTGTTTAGAAATACCTTCGGGAATATTTTTAACAATTCTACCATCGGGAAGTTTTAAATCTGGCATTATAAATCCTCCCAATTAATTACACTAGAATTACTAGACAAAGATTGCGGAGTTTCTGTTCCTCTTGCCTCTATTGATCTATTATCATATCCAACACCACGCTTTATTCTTTCTAAACCAAGTTTCATTACTTTTTGATATTCTCTGGCATTGCGTTTAAATTCAGCTTCGCTTGTTGAAATATCCATTGCAGAAGCGGCATTAGTTGCTGTTGTGCCTTCTAAGTTAGATAAAGCACCATAACCTTGTAATTGAGAAATTGATTCTAAGAATTGTTTACCTTTTAATTGATTGTATTTAGCCATAAATCCAGACGCATCAGTTCCAGCAATTCTTCGAGCAAAAGGTTTATAAGTTGAACCAACAACATCTTTAAAACCTTCATGTTTTAATATATCGTCAACTAATTTAGTAGTTGTTTGAATGTTTTGTTCAATTTGTGGTAATTTAGAAATTTGTTCTCCTTTAAACTCGCCTAATTTTTCTTGTTGTTTTTTAAATGCTCCAAGTGTCAATCCTTGTTCTCTTGCAACGGCTTTTTCTTCTTCAATAGATAATAACTCGCCACGAGATTTCATAATATCCAAAGCACCTTTTTGTAAATCTTGTTTGCCTTTTTGAATATCAATGCCAATTTTACCTTGTTGCAATCCTTCAGTTTTGATTTGTGCGGATTGATATTGTTCTTTTAAATCTTGCTCTCTTCCTTTTAATCTAGAAGATAGGCGTTTAAATTCAAGGATTGCTTCTGGTGATTTTTCAGAGGGTAATGGTAATTCTCTTCCTGTTGCATCTTTATATTCATTATGCATTTGTTCCCATTTTTTTTGAGAAAAAGCATATTGAGGCATTGAAGCATAAGAATCTAAAACTCTTGCTCCTTGAACATCAGAATATTCTTGTTGTTTTCTTATGCCATCAGCACGAGTTGGGTTATAAGCTGCAAGTTGGCGTAAAGCATTAGTATCGCCCATTGAAGCAGTTTTAGATAAAATATTTTCTGTTTCGGCTTGAGCTAATTTATATTTATTAATATCCATTTCTTGTTGAGCAGCAAGCATTTGTAATTGATTAGCTTTTGCTTGCTGACCAAATTGGTATCCTTTTAAAATGCTACCTACATAATCTGGAGTTTGTTGTTGAATTAAATCGCCCATTAAAATCCCATTGAAGATTGTCCAGCATTCATAAATGCCCTAGAGTTATATTGACCGCCACCAGTTGAAGTAAAGCCAGAAGGTGATTTTGGAACAGAACCCATGCCTTGCATTCCCATTCCAAGTATGCTTCCCCCAATTTGACCCATTCCACCGCCAATAATATTGCCCATTTGAGCATCACGGTTAGCCATAGCCATTCCTTGACCTAAAATGCCTTGTTGAGAAGCATTAGCCATATTAGTGCCAGCCATCATTTCAGCATTGCCCATTGCTGTTGCAGCATTTTGTCCCATTCCAGCAAGTCCTTGTAAGTATCCAACTTGATTTCCAAATTCTTGAGAAGCTGTTCCTTGAGCAAACTCTTCTAAAGCTTTCATTGCTCCGCCTGATTTTAAACCACCTCTTGAAGCTAATAGATTTTGAATTGAGTTTTGACCTTGTTGTAATCTAAATTGGTAACCAGGGGATTGCTCTAGGCGATTTTGCGTTGCCATAGGATCGCCCGTAAGATATTGTTGAAGTAAGTTTAATCCACTTCTTCCTGCTTGTTCGTATGGTTGTTGATATGATATAGCTTTATCTCTACCCATTCTCATTTGTGCAAGGTAAGCATCCATTGCATTAGCTTGAGCTTTTGCTGCTTTTTTAGATGATTTATTGGCAAAGTATCCTTGGACACCCATGCCTCCAGCCATTAATCCAGCTCCAGTTATTGCTACTGCTGCATAAGTCATTTACCCTCCAATAAATTTGATTGAATCCATGATAAATCACTTTCGTGAACTAATTCATTTTGTAAATCTTCTACTATAGTATGTTCGCTATGATGAATAGTTGACCAAATTGTTTCTTCGTGGACATAAATTAGTCTTTTAGTTCCTGCTTTTGAAATCCAAGTTGCTGGAGCTTTAATACGGTTAACTCCGTCTGGAGTCATAACCGATACATCGCCTTTAGATAAAATGCTAACATGATCAAAATTATGAACTTTTCCCGTTAAGAGCATATCTTTGGGAAGAGTAATTTGTCTAGTGTATGTTTTGTTGCAAATAAAATGCTCTAAAGGAAGTTCTTTTGCAGTTTGCTCCGAACCTTCAAAATAATTTTTTAAAAAATATTCTGCTAACTCTATTTTTTCCATATTAGAAAGAATAGATAAGTCTTTATTGTATTTTTCAGCTATAACAGGCAGATTAAAACAATCCATTATTTTTGAGTTTTTAATTTTTTATGCACTATTTACTCAAATATTGCTTAATTATTGATTAATTATTTTTAGTGTCAAGAATTATTTTTTCTTTCCACCTTTTTTTGTTCCACATTTTTTCATATGTTTCATTGATTGTTTCATTGATTTTTTTTCTAATTTTACTGGTTTCTTTTTCATATTTTATTATTTTTTTATTTAAAAGGTTCTGGCATCACTTCTAATCGTTTTGCCTTAATTGTTGTTTTGCCTTCCAAGATTGCTTTTGCTACCCTGTGCCAACCATCGCAAATATAGCCAGTTGAATCAATGATTACTGGATATTGTAAATCTGCTTTTTCAACTCGCTTCCAATGATAAATAAAGCTAGTTAAAGTTGCTTGACAAATATTATGATTCATGTTTACCGCAACAAGAGGTAAATCAAATACCTCTAAATTTTCTGCAGCTTTAATTAAATCTTGCACATCATAATGATTGCCATTGCTTACATAATTAGAATCTAAATAATTAAAATCGTCAATTCTAACTGGTTTCATTTTAACAATCCCATTTTTTTAATGCAAGTCCTTTTCGAGTTGGTTTTCCATTTTTAGAAGTAGCACCTTTAACTCCTGACATTCTCGCACAAAAAGATTTTCTACGAGCCGCTGCTTTTGGGCTTTTTTGTGCTTGCTCTTTACTAACGGGAGCTTTTAAATTGCTTCCAGTTGCGTTATTATATTTTGCTCTACCTTTTGCAGTAAGTCCTCCGCTTTTGGACTTTTCACCCCGTCCAACGCTTAAATTAACTGATTTTTTTTTCATTTTTTTGCAGTCTTTTTAGATTGTTTAAAATTCTTAGCAGTAGGTGCACCTTTGCTTCCTACCTTACGCATTTTTTCGCCAGAACCAGCTTTTATTCTTGCTTTTTTTGCGTGAATATTTGCATATAAACCTTTGGACATATTTATTTTTAATTATAATTAGGTGGTGGAACATTAATAAAATTATCTTTTGTTTCTGGTCTAGAGTCAGCAATTTTTTGAGCTGGAGGATAAACAATTGCAGTATCCTGAGGTTGTCTTCTCCTCCAAACTTTTTTCCAAACTAATTTGCCGTCCCATTCATATTGACATTGTGAACGCCATTTTTTAAAGCCAGTTCTGTCGCATATTACTAAGTAATCCATATTAATTAACTTGTATTAATAATTCGGCACCAGATGAATAGGAATTAATTTTAACACGCATAGCCATTGGCATAGTTGTATAATTACTATTTTTAGAAGTTGTTGCATTTACAACATTACTATCATCTGAGTTTAACCAATTAAATGTTCTATCATCTTTTGATTGAACATTATCATTTGTTTGTTGAACTGTATAATTTATAGTCCCCGTTTTTATAAATGTCAAGCCAGTAATTCGTTCATTTCTATCAGAAAATGTCCTTTTTATAGGAATTATT